CAGGGTTGTCACCATTTGTTGTGTCTATTTTTGCATCTTTTTCTGGTTCAGACACAGATACACCTTTGGCACCCATCAATTGATTCAACAATGCCTCGTCTTCTGCATCTGGTATTGCCTTTATGTTTATGTCTATTTCTTTATATCTCATCTACACCTCAATCAATGTTTTTGTAAACTTGTAAGTGACACTGTCAGCCGATATAGGAACCATTCTGATTCTTACATTACCACTATCAATGTCTGCCGTAAATGTTGCCATATCAGATCCAGTTGAACTTATACCTTGACTGTTGATGAATGCGTTTGATCCATCATGTGTAACATATAATTTTACAAGTCCAAACCTAGAGTTTGTGCTGTCTGCCATGCTAACTGTGTATTCCGCAGATCTGTGTGTTGCAAGAACGAAAGTGTCCAGCGTATCTATCGAAGATGATGTGGTACTTTTTGTTCCGTCATCTATCGTGGCTAGACCAATGTCAATACCAGAAGCAACGTTAAGTTGTGAATTTACTGTGACCTTTCCTGTGCCCTCCGGATCTAAATTTATGTCTGCGTTGGATCCATTTGATGCAATGGTGTTACTAACAATTGATGTTGCCGTCAAAGCATCACTGACTGTTGTTGCACCAGTTACAGTTAAAGTTCCAGTTGCACTTACATTCCTAAAGCCCGATGCGTCAAGATTGGCATCTACCACAACTGCTTTGTTTGCCGACACAGTTCCATTTGTAATTCCGTCTATTTTCTCTAAGTCTGTCTCATTTATGTCAGCACTTCCAATTATGAAGCCAGTTGCTGTGACAGTGTTGTTAAAAGTCGCGGCGCCCGCCGCACTCATGTCCAAAGTTAAGGCGTTAATAGTTGCTGAGTCATCAACACCTTTCAAGATAATATCTTTGTCGTCGCCCATGGACTTGATCACAAGGTCAGATGTTATTCTGCTTATTCTTCCAAATTCTGTGCCACCGTCTTGTAATTTAATGTCGGCGTTGTCTGCGTCTAATATTATATCACCACCAGCGTCTATTATGGCATCTCCTGTGCCTGATGATGCAACTGTTATGGTTGCATTTGAACCATTACTGATGATTTCATTTGTTGTAAGTAAGCCGGTTGTTATGCCACCACCTATAGTAAGAGTACCTGTGGTAGTCAAGTTTCTAAAACCTGATGCGTCTAAGTTTCCATCAACCACTACGGCCTTGTTTGCTTCGACTGTACCGTTGGTTATGCCATCTAATTTTTCGAGGTCGGTTTCATTGATGTCCGCACTTCCTATTATAAAAGAACTTCCAGAAGTGATACTGCCGGTAGATGTCACTGCACCTGAGTTGACTGTGCCTCCAACTATAAGATTTTCACCTACGTTGATTGTTGTTGAGTCAGATGAATCAAGTGTGGTACCATTTACTCTTATTGCACCTATTAATACATCACCTGTACCACTTGCTTGAATGCTTAATTCTGCATTTGATCCATTTGATGTAATTGAATTTGTTGTTAAAGCACCTGTTGTAACCCCACCAGTGAATGTTGCCGCTCCTGTTACTGCCAAAGTACTACTAAAACTTCCTGTAGTTGCAGTTAAGGCCGCCACTTCCAATGCACCTGCCGCCACTGTCAGCGAAGTAGATTTATCTGCCGCTGTGGCAGTTGTTGTACCTAGCACAAATGAGTCAGTGTCTTCTTTCCAGACAATCGCCGCGTTGTTACCTGCGGTTCCTCTTTCTATGATAATTCCTGCATTGTTGGTGTTTGCTGAGGCACCGGTGTTTAATTCTATTATGTTGTCTTCTATTGTAGTGTTTGTAGTATTGACTATTGCAGAAGTTCCGCCGACTGTTAGATTACCATTGATAGTTACGTCCAAGGAATCCAAAGTGATCGTGTTTGTTCCCGATCCTGAGTCGAACCCATCTCCTGCCTTTATGGTATAATCACCTGATGTACGTAAAGTTTTTGCCATTTGCTAGTATTTATAAAAGAAAAGGGGGAGCGTGTAACTCCCCCTTTAATAAGCACGTGTTCGCTATTATTGATCTGTGATAACGTCGATGTTACCAATGCCTGATCCTGCTTGTCCTTCGTCAGTACCCTCTGTTCCAAGAGTGTATTTCGTTACACCAGTGTCACCGCCCGCTGTGACGTAGTGTACTGTGTTGTTGTAGAATTTCTCTACGTAAGCAACAGTTGAGTCATTAAGAATCATCTGTACACAGAATTCACCTGCAGATCCACTTGGTGGAGACGATGATAATGATCCAGGTGCTACTGCTTTAAGACAGTAAACGCCTGTTGACGAATCTTCTAAAGAGATCTTGAATAATCTAGATCCTCTTTGGCTTATCATGTAAGCCGTTGTTGAATCAACTTTAGATGCGCCTGATGGTCTGTAAGCCGTCACCGCGATTTGTCCTGCGGCACCTGACGATGTTCCAGCCATTTTAGTTTTTTTGATAGGTCTTCCCATTTGTTTTCTCCTTTAATAGGAGTCCAATCCTAGTTCTCCTAGGTACGCGGTTGTTATCCGCATAAGTCTTCAACTGAATGTTGAAGCACGTTTGAACTGATAGTATTTACCAAAATTTTGAGATGATAAAGTGCAAAGAAAAAGGGCGGTGTGAACAATCCAAAATTAAGTCACACCACCCTTGAGGTTATACGTATTTCTAGATTTTTATATTATTTTCTGTTGTAGATATGATATAAAATCCAAACTGCTACCAAGCCAATCAGACCTTGATCTGAAAAACCTTGCAGTACGCCCTGGACGTTTCCGATTACAGAAACGTTTGGCCAGAACGGAATACCTTGACCGTTGAAAAGGATTTCTAAAACGATTCCCAATGCGATGAAACTTACACCGACATCAGCAATACCTTTTGCCCATCCTTTTATCTTGTTAAGATAATCCATGTTGGACCTCCCTTTTGATTAAAGTTTCAATTGTGTGCGAAACTTAGAATTATTTAGAAGTCTACAACAGAAGTAAAACTATCACATTTGGTCTAAGGTCACTATGGACCTGAAAAAAATTTTAAAAGTATGCAGTTTATTTGAAATACCAGACTTGATCAGGCCATTTTTTTGCCTTTCGGGTCATCCCCAACGAGTCTAAAAAATTTGCGATGTCTACTTTAGTTCTACCATATCTCGCTCCGGATTTATTTGCCTCTATTTGTATCCACGGCCTGTTGTGCAAAATCGTTTCTTTGGCTCCTTCAAGGACTGGCAGTTCATAACCTTCTGCATCTATTTTTATCAAATCCACATTATCGAAATTGAATGCATCAAGTTTTTTGATTTCTATAGTGCCTTTCGTGCCGTTGATGTGGTATGTGCCAGAGTGATCCACGTAGTCCATTGACACGTGTCCGTTTTTATCACCTAGGGCCACTTCGTGAAGTATACAATTTTGTAAATTGGATATATTATTTTTCAGTTTTGGTAATATGTCCTTGTTGGGTTCGAAAATTTCTATGTGCTCTACCTTGTCATGCCACCACAGGCTCCATGGTCCCCACCAGGCACCTATGTCAATGGCCGTACGTAGATGTTTATGCTTGACATGTGGGTGAAGCATATCGTAGTTTCCGTTGTCATCTATGAAGTCATATTGCAGGGGCATTACGATATTTAAAGAAAAATTGGTCACAAAAAAAGGCGACATAAAGCCGCCTTTCTTTGAAAATAAAATAAGCCTTGGCTTACTTGAATTTTAAGTTTCCTGATGTTACCGCTACTAATCCAACGTAGTCAGCCGCGTTACCAAGTGATGATGCAGTGTTTGTTAACTCTACATAACCGTATCTTGTTAAGAAGCCTACTACTGGTTCGAAAGTAGATGGATCTAAAACAACACCTGAAGACATTAAAGGAATGTAAGGACAATAGAACGCTGGTGCGTCTGCCTCACTTGCTCCTTTGTAACCAACTAGTACTGATGTACCGTCTGCCGCGTAAGCGTCAACGTATACTCTCATTGCACCGTTTAAAGTTCCAACGAATTTAGTGTTTGTTGGTGCTTCAAAAGAACCTTCAGTTGATCTTGCGAACGCTGAAGTTGTTGCTGATTGAAGAACTGTTAAAGCAGTTGGAGATACTACAGCGTAGTTTCCAGCGCCTCTTCTTGTTCTTGTTGCGATTTGGTTAGCAACTCTGTTGATTAACACAGCCAAAGCCGCGTGTTCATCACCAACGAATGTTGCAGTACCTGACACAGCCGCTTGGTCAAAAGTCTCAGAAGCAGTTCCTGCCAATGTTCTTAATGATCCAATGATCTCTTGGTCGATCTCAGCAGTAATCTCTTGAGCTAATGCCGCCATGATTTCTGCTTCTACATCGATACCTTGCTGTGCTTGAGCATCTTGAGCCGCTTCAAAAGTCCATCTAGCACTTAATTTTCTAGATTTCGCTTCAACCGGTTGTTTCAAGATCTGGATTGATAATCTCTTACCAGGTGTACCTTCTAAAGAGGCTGTTGATGCACCTTTAGGAGTTGTGTTGTTCTGGTTACCAGAGTATGCTTTCGCAATTTTGAATGGAGATAATGCTTCCTCACCTGCTGTCGTGTTTGACGCAACTGTGTCTGCATATCTTATTCTTAGTGTGTGGATTTGTCCTACAGGACCAGT